TCCCATTGAATTTCTCCCAACCGTTTTTGACACCTGACAATGCATCATCTCCGTATGTGATCAAAGCACAGATATCCCTAAAAGGAGTGTCTGTGTCGTACATTCGGTAGTACACAATCCTGTGGTACACGGAATTAACCATGCTGTTGACATATGTGGTGAGATTGTGACCGGAAGGATTGCTCTGGTGTAGAACAATCAAGTCACCATTGTATGCACATGTCGGCCATACAATGTCCGCCATTATCCCTCTCATGACGGTCTCATCTTCCTTGCTATACCCATGTCTCCGCGCAATCGCAATCAATCTGTCAAGCACTATTGTTGTTGCTTGTGAATGCATTGTCTGATCGAAGCTCTTGTAGTCGATAGCAATCATTTTGTCCTCACCAAATTGGGTGAGGTGGTCATGCAACTCCCCCCATTCCGTGCCGTAAGGGTTTATTCCAACGGCACACTCACTCAGGAAAGGGTTGAATGACAAAAAACGACAGAGCGGAAGGAAGTATTTCCGCACCAACACCTGAAAGCCTGCAGGTGCCGCTTGAAAGACTCTCACTTTATCCTTGGCCTCATTGACCACTTCGTCTTTCAACGTCGCTTTGAAGATGGTGTACCCTCTCTGGCCCGTCAGGTAGTAGTCCATCAGGAACTCTACTTCCTGCTTCATCTCAGGACCTAAGGTTCGTACAGCATCAACAACCGGAAAGTACCGATCTTTTGCCCCCGCGAAGGGGAAACCGATCGATGTATTCCACGCCATCGCATCCACAAAACGCCTCCCAGGAATCCCATTTAGAGTTTCCTTGAGTGTAAGTGGACGCAATTGTTCCTTCCACATCTTGAGATCTGATCTCTTCATCAGTGGAAGGAAATAGTCTTCCGCAGCACGAACTACTTCATGCTGTGGAAAACCGCTCGTGCCTTTGGTAAGGCCTTCCAACCCTCGCTGCCATGCGTGCCACGGTTCCTTTCCGCTCACGCCTTTCATCTTGGGAGCACCCCATCTCTTTTGAACATCCATGGTCTCACGAACAGAGTCCGCTATAATCGTGGATACTACATTGGATGAGGGTGTGACTACACCAGGAGCTGAACCGAGCAGACGGAAGGATCGAGGGATACCTTCTTCTAGTCTGCGTGTACAACTCCGCTCCGCAATGGTCTTACCGACAACGTCGCACCCCATTACTTGAGTGCGGAATGTGCCTTCTGCAGGCAGTTCGAC